TCTGTTGCATCTCCAGAAAAATGATATAAAGCAACTAGACCATCATTTAATCCCATTTTAAATCACCCAATATGTATATCCTGTTAAAACTGGCATCATTTCAGTAGTCTCATCAAATATTCCTTTTCTCCAGTAAAATGCTTCAACCTCTTCAATAGTTGTATACGAATTTAATATAATTTGGAGTGACCATTTAGTTTTAAGTAACTCCTCATAGTAACTTTCTAACTCTCCTAACATAGTTAATACAACAGTTGAGCTTAAAGTGTGAACCATATTATTAAAATCTTTAAGAGTTATATCATTAGTTGAACTTAGGGCAGTTAATTTAGTTGTAAGCCAATTAATTTTATCTGATTCTCTACAATCGAGTCTAATCCCATTACTACATACAAAACCCTCATTAGTTAATTCTGTGTAAGTATTTTTAAGTTCTCGATTTTTTTGTTTTTTTACTTCTTCTAATGTTTTCTTTATAACTGGTGCTTTATAATATCTATCAACAACTTCAGATTTTAAAATTGCTAATTTAACTTTAGTTTCATCAGTTACTGCTTCTCTTCTGTAAGGTAACACCTGTTTCTTCTCCCATTGTTCTTTAGGAATATCTGTTAATGTATTTACCTTTTCTTCTTTATCTAATCTATAATACCAAGTCATCTTATGCTACCTCTATGTATGTTGTATCAGGTTTAAATACTAATACTGTTGTACTTTTTGCATAACCTATTACTCTTACTATACTTAAACTTGTCGTTGGTGCTGTTGAGGTTATAGTACCTCCAGTTTCACCCATATAATAAACACTACCTGCAGTTAAACTTGTTGTTGTGAATTCACCATATTCAATAAACTCACCAGTTGCATCTGCCACAATTGTCGTGTTAGATAATAATAAATCAGTTGAACTTGTTGCTTCTACACTTGCATCTGCTTTCCAGTATTTACCATCAGTATTTAAATAACATAAGTCACCAGAAACTAAGTTCTCTCCTGCAGTTTCAATTCTTGTTAATGCTTTATCGTTCAAGTCTAAATTACCCCCAAGTTGTGGAGTAGTATCTTCAACAATATTACTAATTTCAGTAGTAACTCCCACTTTAGAAGTATTAGCTGCTACACTTGAGTTATTGCTCACCTCAGTATCAAAATCACTAATGTCTGCAGCTATGAGTGTTTGGTCTGTTACTTTATTAGATGCTGTCGCTACCTCGTTCCATTCTGCAGGTAGTACTTCATCCCCTGTAGTTTTATTTGTTAATAATGTCATTTTTATTACCTATAATTGTTATTTATTTGTTTAGTTCCTTTATAAGTCTTTGTGTTAATTTACTTTTATTTTTATAGGATTTGATATTGTTACTTCAGTGTTTGCTATAATTTTGTATTTTAATTCGTCATTGATACTTGAAGTAGGGAATGTTAAAGTTTCATTTTCATTAGCTTCAACCCAATTACTTCCTGAATCATTACTAAAATATAACCTAATAGAATTGTCTGAAAATGTACTTTCACCTAAAGTAAATGGTAAGGTCATACCACCACCTCCATCAATAAAACTAGAGTTATCATATAAATAAACAGAAGTTATGGGTTGTCTAAGTTTAGCAATAATTGTTGATTCTAAAACTTCTTCTGTATTTAAAATATAACTATCTACTCCCAAAGTTCCTGTTGAATTAGTGGTATTAATATAACCTTCATCAAAGAAATGTTCATCAAAAATATTATTATTAGGAATTACTGCCCAAGTTTCATCTGTGTGTCCACCTCGACCTAATTTATCTGTCCCTAAAACTCCATAACTCGAATTATTCAATATAAAACTACCAAAACCTACTGTTGCTTTGTTTAAGATAGTAGAATGTCTTTTAGGTTGGAAAGCATTAATAAATCTTTTCACACTAGGAATTACTGTAGGGACTGTACCTAATTGGTTCTTAATGTCTTGTTTATCATTAATTATGTTTGAGATTATATCATTACTTGCCATTTTTATAGTATTTTAATTATATCTATAATTGTTAATTCATTGTTAGTATCTTTACTAAAGTCAGGATATACATATCTATCAAGTAAAATATCATTAATAAATACTCCCCCCTCCCTAAAAGTCTCCCCATCTCCCTCGGTACTATACCAAAGACTACTAAATGTTAATGTTTTATTACTTGTAGTCACAGTGGGCGTTTTAGTCAATAACAAATCATTACCTAAATCCGCATCTGACGATGTTGGAGCAGTTCCATCACCACCCACTTCCATTGATGTTGTATCATCTTTAATTAAATCTCTTATTCTATTCTTACCATTATCAGTTATTGTCATTTTATACTACCTCTAGGTCATCTTCTAATTCCAACCTCGTTTTCCATCCATTCAAATCTAAAGTATGAATTACTCTAGTTAATCTTTGATTACTCAATGATTTCATATCACTTTTTACTTTATGTAATTTAGCAATATTAATGTGTTGTCCTTCTATTTCTACTGTTGATACATTTAATCCTTGTCCTACTTTATCTATAATCCTTTTAGCCTGTGCATTTGCTTTAGACCTAATAAGATTAATAAATTCATCATTATCAGTTATAGTTGTATTCCTTTTTTCAGTAGGAGCTAAATCTGTCATAGGTTGATATTTAATAGCACCTTTTATAGTATTAGCATTAGGACTTACATAAAACCAAAGTATTTGATTATCATTTAAGTCTAAACCTGCATCATAAATAACCATTGAAATAGTTTGTGCTTCCGATTTTGAATGCTTAACACTTAACATAGGATAAACTCCTCTAGTTAGTTCTAAATCTTCAATAGTTGATGAGGGATAAACCCAATTAAATTCCCCATTAGGTTCTAACCAAAATATATAATCTTTATCATCCCCTGTATATTCAGTTTTTGATAATTCAGTAATACTATCATAAGCAGTTTTCCAAAGACTAACAAAATTAACACTAGGGAAAGGTGTGCTATCACTTCTCACGCTAGCAATGTTTGTAGTAATTGGTGTTTGAGTTAAACCATTCTCTGCTGTAGTTTGGATTATATTTCCAATGATATCATCAGTTTTATCTGTAATATCTCTACTATAAAGATTAGCCAAAAGACTATAAGTTAAATCACTACATATTAATTTAAAGTTTTGGTCGTCTGGGTTGATGTCAATATTAAGTATTTGAAATGAACCTAATAAATCATCATCAGATAAATTATTGTTATTTATAATACCTTTCTTTGCATAGATAACTAAAGTTTCCCCTTCAGTAAATATAATATTTCCATCCACTATATAATCTTTAGCAGGCAATAATATTTCGGCAGAATTACTTTTAGCTTCTTTAGTCTTAGTAATTCTAGCATTAGTAATATTAATTATAATTTCATCACCTAAAGTATTTCTCCATAACACAACCCAATCATCCATTTTAAACCATCTCCAATACTAATGTACAACTTATCATGTTTGTAGCAGTAGTTAAGTTCTCATTATTTCTGAAACTTTTGATAATAACATAAACTTCCCCTAATTCATTACCTGAGATAGAACTTAAAGTACCCATCCCACCTTTTATTTTCTTTAATCCTAAAGTCTGTCCCATCAACAATACTCTTTGATAATCAGTTAAATCTTCTGTATTGAATCTACATTGAATTGTAAATCTTGGTGAAGTCATACTTTGTATTCTATTACTCACAAAAGTAAGTTGAGTTTTAGCATCATTAAATCTTTTTGTTTGGTTATTATTAGATATAAAGTCAATCTCTGGTGTGAGTGTTCTAGCATCTAAAGTAATCCAATCTGTGTGAGCTTTAGTGTAAATCACACTTCCACCCTTCTCTTCCATTCCTGTATCTATTATTTGTAAACTTTCCATATTTAATTAATTGGTGTATGAATTCCTTTCATAATATTATAGGCTGAAAATGCATCTTCTGGAACTTGCCCTGTAGAAACTCCTTCATTCCAACCTTCAACTACTACAAAATTATATTGTGGGGCAGAGGGTGCTTGTGTCTCACCTCTAGCATCTTCAATATATGTATCTGCGGCTTTTATTGCATCAGTTATTGCTTGACCTGAAGTATATCTAATAATTTCATCATTAAGTCCATTAAAAACATTATCAATTATATTATCAAAAGTTTTTGAGAAATCTATTTTTAAAAAACTCAAATCAAAACCAAACATATCTCCTATATCTGCTAAAAAACCAGTTATCATATCCGTAACCCCCATAACAACCATATTTACAAATTTTAATATATTTTTTGTAAAAGTTGTAGCTGTTGTTGCTAACAATGTAAATATCTTTGCAGTAGTATTAGTCCACTCAGTCTCGTTTACTTTACCCCACGCTTCAAATCCAGCAATAAAAACATCTATAAATATAAACCATTTACCCAAAACTTTTAAAAATGTTTTTCCAAATACTATTACTTTTGTAGGTAATAACTTCTCAAAAAAGTTTTTTATGCCATCTACATTAATATCAAAATCATCTAAATATTTAGAAAATTTATTTTTAACTTTATCTATAAATGATGTCCCTTTAGTACTAATAGTTCCATCAGAGTTTATAATTAAATCGTCTAATTTTTTAGGTATCTCAGGCATTTTAATTTTTACCTCTAATCCCCCTTCTTTAATTTTACTCAAAGATTTACCTAAGTCATCAGATTTAGTAGTTGCATCTTTTATTTTAAGTGCAAAAGTACCCATCTCATTTGTAATTCCAGCTAAACCTAATCTAACGACAGATTTTACTAGTAAAAATGAACCTAATACTGCACCTAATACCATAGCCCAAACTATACCTTCTTTCATAGCTGTAGGTAGTTTTTGAAAAGATTGAACTAATTCTATAGTATAACCTATAAACTTTTGAAATAAAGGGCTTTGGGTTAAAGCATCAGCTAATTGAAATTTAAAGAACTCCCAATTTGCACTAAGTCTGGTTGTACTTTTATTAAACTCACTAGAAGCAGGGATAATCTTTTTATAACCTCCAAATATACTCTTTAAAGCACCCTCAAAGGTATTCTTTATAGCCATACCAAAAAACAAAGTACTTAAAGCTGAACCATTAAACCCAATCTGTGCATCTTGACCTTTCCTCAACCAACTAGCAAATCTACTTTGTTCTATATTTCTTTGTTTCATTAAGACTAACTCTTTTTGTCTATTAACTATATTTTGTTTTGCTACTTTAACTTCTTGGGTTTTATCAAATAATTTTTTATTTTTAGCAGCTTCTCTTCTCAGAGATAATAAACTCTTTTCAAGTCTTTTATATTTGTTATTCAAACTGTCAAGTTCTTTATCTCCTCGAACTGCTATTTGGTTTGTTATTGTGTTTGTTGTATCTGCCATTTATCTTTTCTTTTTTGAGTTTTTATTTTGTTGTTTTATTTTTTCGTTATGAACTTGAAAACATCTATTCAAAATAGGTATAGGAGTTTTTAAAAAAGTTTCATAATCCCACCCCCATTCAACTAATACAATATACAACAAATTATTAAATCTCTGTTCTCGCTTTTTCTTTGCGGCGTTAGGTATTAACCTATTGAAATCAAAAGCCATCTTAGTTTACTTTAACTCATTGATTTCAGTAATAGTTTCCATTAATTTTGTCAAGATTCCTAAAGGTAATTCTTTAATATCTTCCATAGTTATAGGTTCATCAGGTTTTGCTTGGTTAAGACTTGTTAATATTAATTCGTTAATAATTCCGTTTTTATTATCTCCCATTTCCATAAATGTGCCTAAGTATTCTCCTGTTAAAGGTTTGATGATGAATACTTCTTCTCCTATCTTGATTTCTTTTCCTTTGTTTTGTAATAATTTACTAAATCTTCCCATTTTCTTATCCTAATGTTTTTGTTACCTTTGGAGTAGTAACTTCACTCTGTTTATTTGTGTTTTGTTTTAGTTCTTGTACTATTTGTTTTAATTCAAGTAAGTCGCCTTTCAGCGCTATCATATCTACAATGATTGAGTCTATAAATACTTGCATGTCTTTTTTGTAAGTATGATCTGATTGCATTTTTAGATAATATGTATCGTTATGATTTTCTTTACAATCTTTAGCCCATTCTTCCCAAAATAAGTAAGGGAGACTAAATCTCTTACTCACTGTTCCTTTCTCTTTAAATTTCCTTTCCGCTTCGTTCATTTTATAAATTATAAGTTATTAATATTAACTTAAACTAGCCCAGTCTTGTACTCCATTTATAGAGTTACTAGCTGCACCATCTTCTCCTACTTGGATATTTGTTAAACCCTCTGCCGTAGTTGGTGATAATTTAAGACTTAAAGTTCCTCTCCAATTATCATCTGCACTAAACTCAGATTCAAGATTGATTACTCTTGCATTGTTATATGCTTCCCAATAATAGTTAGTATCATCTGAATTTTGTAATACAACTAAGTATTTTAAACCAGTAGTAGTTAAATCATACCATCTTTTAGCAGTACCGTGCCTTAATATAATATCTAGACTAAGTTCAATAGCTTCTTTTGGTTTCTTTAAATCAATGAAACCACTAAATACTGCTTCACTGTCAAAGTCGTTGTCTCCACCAGATTTGTCCCAGTTAGTTACTTCTGCTTCGTATTTAGATGTTGTATCTGCAAGAATATCTGAATAATCAGAATCTCCCGGTAAAATCCATAATTTTGTATTATCTCCTGATAATGTATCTCCTATTGCCATTTGTTATTTGTTTATTGTTTTTTGAACATTTGCGATACTTGTTCTTGTATACTTTTCGTAGTTTGACTTTCCATATAATCATAAGTTAAATCCATGAAATTTGGAATACCTGATTTTGGTCTATTATTGCCTGACCTTAAGTCATAACCTCTTCCTGCACCGTTCTTACCTGTAGGACTTGGAGCTTTAATTCCATGAAACCACATGTGATATGGTCTGTTACGACCATCACGGTGACTAGGTTGTACTAACCTAACCCTTCCTGAGTTTTTTTGAATTATTTTTTGTATTGCATTCTTTAATGCTCCAGTATCATGTGGTGCTAAGTTTCGTGCATAATCATAAGCTTTATTTATAATGATTTCTGTAAAATCTTTCTTTCTTACCAAATCAATATTCTTACTTTGTGCGCCAAATCTTTTTGCACCATCTGACCTAAATTGAACTTTCATCTACTATACATAAAATTCAAAGGAATAACAAAACCCCTAACTATTTTACCACCAACATCAATATTAACCATTGAACTATCTCCTATAGATATATTTTGTAATGAAATAGAGTTTTGATTATTAAATAAAATCTCTTCTACTTCATCATGTAATAATATGGCACTTTTAGTATCTTTAGCATAAACTTCAATATCTATAGAACCATTTCTATTATATGATTTTGATTCAGTTCCCATTGATTGTCTTTCTCTAGGGACAATAGGACTATGAATTATAACTTGTGGGAATTGTGCAATATCATCCACAAAAGCATTAGTCACCTTTACAGTTGAAGATATATTATTCTTTATAACTGCTCTTAACTCTTTAAAAATGTCTGCTCTTATAGTTGCGTTATTTATTGCCATTCTAGGTTATATTTTATAGTCACTCTGGACTTAGAAGGTATCTGTAATTTTATTACAAACCCTTAGTCAAGACCTAAGGTCAAGATTTGTGCTAATTTCTTGTTACTGATTTCAAGGGGATTAATTTCAGTAATATTATAAGTTTGACTTTCAAATATTACTTTATCTTCCCTAACACCAAAAACTTCATCAGCATTTACTATCAATACTGAACTTGATGTATTTACTCTACCTGTCGAGTTTAAGATCAGTTTTTTTAATAAATTTTGGTCCTTAACTGCTTTAATTGTTCGAGTTGATGAACTTGTAACTACTACATCTCCCCATTCGTCAAGTTCTTCATAAATTTCATTAGATAAAACAGTAACATCACTACCATAAGTTTGTAAGATATTATCTATTTTATCTTTAATTTTACTCATCTTATTAATCTCCTAAGTTGTTTCCAATATTTATTAATATCATAATCTAAGTTTACTACTTGTGATGTACCTATTGCTGTTGTTAATGAAATAGGGCCTATACTAATACTTTCAGTGTTATCAGTAGTACTACTTTCACTTTGTATTAATTTTTGAAGTGTAAGTAATGTTGTTAGCATTTTGACAGCTGAACGAACTTCATTATATTTAGTATATGTAACATAAACTCTATCTGGTATGTATTTATTTTTATTGAATAATACAAAATCTCCATCTATAATGTAATCTTCATCAATTCCTTCTGTTAATACTGTATCATCAGAAAGTTTGATAGAAGATACTGAAGACACTGGATAATTCTTCAATAATAACTCTTGGTTAGGTAAATCATATAACTCATTAGTATAAACAGTAACTCCCCAAGTTCTCCTTGTTGTCTCGTTTATCTCTTGTTCTGATAAATCTATATAAGTTTCAACAGTAGTGGATGTTGGTGTAGTTGTCCCATCATACAAAGTCCTAGTATAATTTTGGAAAAACTCCAAATCTATATAATCTCCCATAGAATAAACTTATGTGATAGTTTAGTTTATAAGTCTTTCGGTTTAGAATAAAAGTTCGACAGTTATTAGCCATGTCGAGGACTCCCACATTTTTATAATATTTTCGTTAATGTAGACAAACGTTGGGCAACCAGTTTAAGTGTGTTTATGCACTACTCCACTTGAAGTAAAGGTGTTCATGCTTTACTTCGTTTAGTAGGACTCTTTTAATACCTACAACCTTTCATATATGTACCCTTATTCAGTCATCTCTAAATTTGTCTTATTCGTCAATAAGGATTTAGATAAACCCACACAGCTTGTCTATATTTTATCTAGATTTTGTTACTTAATGTGTGAGTGCATAAGTTCATCAAGATTAGACCAATCCTGATGTTTTCTCCACCTTAGGGGACATAATTACTCGGTACCAACCCTAAATACTTTTCAGTACTTAAAATTGTGCCTTTTCATTGCCAAGCAAACAAGGGATGAATTCACATCCTTTTCAGCCATAATACTATATGTATTCTTGTATTTATAAATCTTTGCTTTTTGTTAATAAAACTCTATAATGTTTTTGGTATTCCTTTATAACTTGATAAGTATAACCTAAGTCTATAAATTCTTTTAGGTTCTCGTCGAAAGCTAGTTTTCTTAAATCAATTATAATTTTTCCATTTTCAGACAATAAATTATCTACTTGTTTTAAATAAGTCTTTACAGGATAATGAAAACCCCAAGAAATTAAACTAATAACTAAATCTATATCTTTTAAATTAGATATATTTTGTCCTTCACTTAAGTCTAATAAAGTTAAATTAGATTTAAAACCATTATCTCTTAAAAACTTCTCTGCTAATTCAAGACTGTTATAAAAACAACCCTCAGGTTTATATCCATAATATAAATCTTTATTTTCACCAGTTTTATCAAATAAGTAAAACTCTTCTGCTAAGTTATCTAAAAATAATCCTATTCCTCCTATCCCACAGCCAATATCTAAGACTTTTTTAGGTTCACCTATATAATCCTTTATAGAATCATAATCTTGTCTTAGAGAAGTCAGATACTCTTCCGAGATATCTTCACCTAACGAAGTCCTTTGTAATCTTATTAATCTCTCAGTTTCTTTATTTATCTTTAGTTTATTTAATCTCATTTTTTAATATTTGTTGGAATGTTTCTTTAAATTTATCGGCCATAATCTCCCAAGAGTGATTTTCAGCAAAATCTCTTGCATTTTTAGATATTTTATCATAAAACTCTTTATCTTTTAGTTTAATTAAAGCTTCTTTAACTTGTTCTTTATCTCTATCTACAAATAATACGTTATGATTATCTTCACAGTTCTCTCCATGATAACCTACTCTAGAAATAATGCAAGGAATACCACTAGACATTGCTTCCATTATAGTATTACTACAACCTTCACTACAACTTACTTGAATCAATACATCAATATCATTGTAAAATTTATACATATAACTATGAGGAATAAATCCTACTCCTGAGTTACCTTCTTTGGTTTCTAAACTTAATTCTTTACAAGGTGTTACAAAATACTCAGTATATCCTTTTTGTATATCTGTTAAAGATGTGTTATGTCTTCCAGCAAAACCTACTATAAATCTTTTTGTAGGGTCACGAGTTACAGGTTTGAATCTATTAAGTTCTACCCCATTAGGAATTAATATAGGTTTTTGATTTGTTTCTAATAACTTTTTATATGATTCATAGTTTTGAGTTAAAATATATTTTGATTCAGAAGCATTTTTTATATGTAATTCAACTCTTGAATCTAATAACTCTCCTCCCGTAGTCATCGTAGATATAAACTTATCTTTCAAATCGGGACGAATATTAAGTAAAGGTTTTAATCTTTGTGAGCTACATCTTGCCCAGACTAAATCACCATTGAAATTATCTACTATATTTCTATCAACATAAACATTTCTTACTATACTTATATAAAAATTTTTAGATAAATACTTACATAATTTCATAGCAGTAGTATAATAACACCACCTATCTTCATCAATATAACACATAATATTTGGTTTATTTTCATTGAATAAATCATTGAATAAATCTAATTCTTTATCAAAGTAATCAGATTTTAAATCTTTATAATACATTTCAAAATTATAATCTTTGTCATCTTTATTAAAAGTTCCATTCCCTGTCCTTCCTCTATCACTCCAAGATTTGGCATTAGATTCAAAATGGAAATTACTATATTCTCCAAATTTAATATAATCTATATTTATATCTTTAACTCTTAATAATGTAGCTAAAGAAGTTTGGTCTTGATACCAATTAGTTACATCTTTTAAACATTCTTTTTCATAGAATTGTGCTAATTTATAATCTCTTATACCAAATATCTCTGCTGCAATTACTTTAGTCCCTTCATCTTTAGTAAAATCTCTTCTATTAAGAATTATATCATTCTTTAATAATAAATCATTAATCTCACTTAAGTCCGTTCTTATTAAAGCAGTAATATCTACCCACATTACAGGTTTATTTGTAAGAGCTATTGTTTCCCTAACAAAAGTCCCTTTAAGATAGGTAACACACTCTTTTTCTTTCATTTCGTTATATGTAGGTTTTAGTTTAAAATTACCTTTTTTTTCAATGAAAGTTACATCTGAGAAAAAACATCTAAGTAAATTAGCATGTTCTGGAGGATAGTTTATTAAATAAATTATTATTCTCATATCAGGATTATATTTTCTTATTCCATTATAGAAATAAATAATCCAATCATTATATTTATATGTACACATAGATACTATTATAGTTTCCATATAATACTATGTCTTTAGAAGTTTATAAATGTTTGTATTTTAAAAAGAAGTTAGTTTAAAGTAACTTCAAAACTTTTAATCTCTTCATAAAGTCCATCTTTGAACTCTACAATAGCAGTAAAATTGTATTTAATATCATCTTGTTCAAATGTACCTAATACTTCTACTTCTGCATCTTTATCTTCAAAATCTACAGTTTTGATTAAAATTTCATCTTCTTCATCATTAATTTTTAATCTTTCAATTAATCTATCATGAAGTTTTACTCTATTGACTATTTCACCATCAATTTCATCAATTAAATCATCCTTAATTGCTTGGATAGATAAAGTTTTAATTTCATTACTGAATACAATTCTATCTACTATTAAATCTAATTCATCATCATCTAAATCGTTAACTAAATATTCTACTGAACCTTCATTGTCATAAATATGTTTTAATACTTCATCAAGGTTTTCGTTATCAACTAAAACTTCTTTTGTGATATTAACATATTCAGTTACAGGTACGTCTACTAAAATTTCTTGATATTCAATTACTGGAACTTCAATTGTCTTATTAACAATTGTTTCTACTTCTTTTTCTACAGGGAACAAAGTTGCCCCTAAGGTTGCACCACCAATTAATGATAATACTACAGCTGCGATAAATTTTTTATCCATTTGTTATTATATATGTATTTCTATCTTTATATGCTTATCGTTTTTTTTGATAAAATAATTAGTGAGTTTATAAATAAATAGAAAAAATGTGTTTTTTAAAATTAAAAGATTATTTATGAAATAATCTCTGTAGCAAAAGTTCCAACTAAACATCTGTTAGCTCTTTTGATTTTCATACCAAATCTTGCTTTGATAGCGAACTTGTAAAATAAGTCGTCAATTTGGTCTTGTGCAACTGCTAATGTGTAAGGTTTTCTTTCGAATAATACTACTGCATCGTCACCTAAGTAAACTACTTTACCATCTGTAACGTATGTAGATTGAACAACATTAGCTCCATGTAACATACCAACTACATTTTCTCTTAAGAATCTGTTGTCTCCTGCTTTGGATGCGTCACTCATGAAATCCGCTAGACCTTGTGTCATGTTTGGATGCATTATAATATATCTACAAGTACCTCGGTCTGCTGTTGCAGCTCTCATTTGAGTTACACCAAATCTACTTGAAGTTACTGTTAAATCTACAGTTGAAGTGGAACCTGTAACTGCTGTACCTGCTAATACTACTGTTGCGAATAATTCGTTCTCTTTTTTAGCTAAATCATTAACTAGAGATTCTTGAATATCGCCCATAATGTAAGCTTCTTGGTCCATCATTACATCTTCTCTCTCAGATACTACTCCACCTTTGAAAGTTGCATCAACATAATCTTTTGTTACTGCGTACTCAACTACAGGTAGTTTTAAATCTGTACTTGCAATATCATATCTATCAGTTGCTGTTGTAGTAATACCACTTGATTTTGTCCATTGGTATCTATCTGCTACACCTTGTGCGTAATTTGCTACAATTGTAACTGCACCAGGTAAATTCCTAGAAATAGATGCTTCATATACTTTTTTTTGAATATCTTCTTGGAAATATTCTCTAATTGCTGCGATGATTGTTGAATCACCAGGTTTAATTGTGTTTGCGTTTGTTATAGCCATTTGTTATAAGTCAGTCAGGGCGCCCCTAACATAAGAATAACTTATTAACACATTTAGTTTATAAATCTTTCGGTTGTTTTTAGAATAAATGAATATAACTTGAGTTTTTTGTTAAAAAATAAAATATTAAAGAGTTTTATTCTCCAATATATGTTTAGCTAATATTTGATTGTACTGTGATTTGTTTGCTTCGTATTCTTCTCTAGTCAAAGCTTCCTTAGGGTCAGTTTTAACCTTACCTGAAGACTGTCTAGTAGATAATTTCTCTAATTTATCTTCATAAGACTTTTTATCTTCTTCTCTAGCTTTTTCTAGTTCTTCTAGTCTTTTAGAAATTTCAGATTTCTTTTTCTCTTCTTCTAAGGCTAAGGCTTCTTGTTCTTTCTTTTGATATTCGGCTAATTTAGCTTCAAGGTCAGATACCTTACTTAATTCTTTTTCTTGGTTAAGTTTTGCTAATTTCTCGTTTGCTAAATCTTCTGCTTGTTTTGTAATATCAATTTTTTCTTCACTCATTTTTAAATATCTCTTTTAATTCTTTTTCTTTGAATAAACTTTGTACTTTCATACCTGATTTAATATAATAATTATAATTCATTGCCCTTTTTTTCTCATAACCTAAAGCTTTCATTACTTTATTGATGTATTCATCTTCATTTAATTTAGATTCATCTTCAATTAAACCATATTGTTCTTTATTATCTAATTCTTCTACAGTTTTAGATTTTTTTTTATGTCCTTTTTGAAATACCATTATTTATTCTTTTTGTTGTAGTTTTAGTTCTAGTTCTTGGACTTTATATTCTAAGTCGTTGTATTCTTTTTCTCTTTTAAGTCCTTCTTCATATTGTTTCATACCCTCTTCACTTAATTTAAAGATTAATTCTTCTTGACCTTCAATTTGTCCATCCATTTTGTTAATCTCAGTTTCTAACGAGTTCAAGTATAAATCCCTCTCAGTCATAACATAATTAGCATCTTCTTCAAATTTTCTAGAAGGATTATTTGGCATAAATTGAACATCATCTATCAATTTAATATATTCTAACCTGTTTTTTAGAATCTTTTGTTTATCTTTTAGATTATCTAAATGATTCTTAGCCACTTCAATAATTCTTTCTTGTCCTTTTTCCATTTTATATAATACTGGTTAAATCTAACCAATATATATAATATATATCCCTAAGTTTATAAACCTTTGCTTTTTGAAAGAACAAAAATAGAAAAGATTATTTCTTAGGTTTGGTTTTTGTGTAACTTGGGTCAGTATGGAATGTTCCACCAGTAATTTCCCAATCTTTAATTATTTTACCATCTTCTAAACCCTTATATTCTACACTAACTCCAAATTCTCCTCGTTTATATTTGTCTAAGAATTCTTTACCCTTGTCAGATTCAGGGATATATGCTTTTGCCTTTAATCCTTCTCCATCATAATACCAATCAGATACTTTAACATTAAAGTCTTGCCATTTTTCTTCAAGGTCGTTTCTAACTCCTCGCACTACATCATAACCAAAATGATTTAAATCGAATGTAAGTGGATTTTTAGGGACATTCTTCCAACCACTAGGGTCTAACTCAACTCCACCATAAATAGCTTCCGTATCTTTCTCAGGATAGCCTACAAGTATATCAATTATATTTCCTGAGTTATAATTCTCTGTGTTTAAACTAAAACTCTTTTTACCTGTAACTTCAGGTTTGTAATTTTTTATTACTCTTGAAGCAATATCTAAAGAATCAATTACTGAATGTTTCTCTCTTGCAAGGTAATATGCTTTGTCAAATATTTCTTGTTTCATTGTGACACCTTTTTAGTTTTGTTCTTAACATCAGTAAGTCTTTTTTCTTCGTTTTGAGGAATACCATCTTTAGGTCTTGGTTGTCTTGAAGGCATCTCATCGATATCTTTCTTAACACCTAAATCTTTGTCCTCTTCAATAAACTCGGGTTTAATCCTAAATCCCGCTTCCATTAATACTTCATGTATTGCTTCAGGTTTATATCCTAGTTCTTTAAACTTCATAGCCCTAACTAATGCGGCTTCTTGTTTTCTATCATCTGCTTGAGGAAATTCAAAACTAACATCTTTCCAACCTACTTTCTCTCTGAACTCATTATTAAGTTCATTTACAAAGAAATTCTGCCAAGCATGTGCAACTCTACCAAATACTGCCCTTTCTTGGATTTCAGAGTTACTTCTATTAGAGTTATCCACAGTCCCTGCTACAATAGGAGGGATTTGAACTACTCTTATAATCTCATCATTTTGTGCGTTAATATAATCTTGAATTGCTGTGAAGTTAAGTGTAGTTCCAGTGTCTAATCTTTGCACATCTTCCCCTTCAAGTAAAGTTAATATTCTAAGTAAGTCCGTAGGTTCTCTTTTTGCCCTTAATTCATTCTTAATTGCTTTTGCTTGGTCATCATCAGATTCACTAAGTCTAATTGTTAATAAAGTTTGTAAATTTTCAAGCATACCTGCCATCATATTTTCAGCTCTTTTTTTTCTTGCTAAAGGATACTTTAAAGGAGTTAATAAAGCTTCACCTATTGCTCCTGTTCTTAAACTTGGTGCTTTAATGTGAATTATTTTCTCTTTAGGTAGGATTATATCAACATTAGGACCTAAAGTTTGTTTATATTCAACAATCTCTCCATTATCATTCTCAACAGCAGTCATAGTCTCAGCATCAATCTCATAGAATCCTATTAATTTATTACCTAATACATCAATCTCAAAATATTTATTACCATTATGCCATATAGCTGCAAACTGATTTTTGAATTTCTTACCAAATCCTACTTTTTGTAGTTGTTCATTCTGTTCTTTTGCGTTAGGGTTTTTATTTTCATCCACTCGTGGATAATTCTCAAACACACCATCTTGAAGTTGTCTTAAATTAGAGTTAAGAACTGCGTCGTCTTTAATGTATTTGACGAAATCCGTACTTGGGGTGCTTGACACATCATGAGGATTACTACCTGTAGCAGTATAAACATTTCTTTTTGCTTGTTTTTTACCTGTAACAAATCTACTCATCTTTTTTACCTCCCTTTAAAACATTTCTTTTTTTAAAGGTATTTTTTATTTTTATATAAAAAGCATAAATGTTTTTAACATAATTTTTAGATTTTGTTATTTGTAATTTATCAAAATCAATTATTTCATATCTAAAATCTTCATTCAGTAAATAAACATCTTTTCCTGATTCTAAAGATTTAGATAATTCTACTAAATCATCTTTAGAAATAGTGTTTGAGTGAATATTATATATCTTAACCATATTTATATCTTGTTTGTTAGTTTGTTTTATAAACCTTTCGGTTTTTGTGAGTTTTATCTTTTATAGCCCAAATCAAAGTTTCGTGATTATTTGTAAACCTTCTTCCGTTTAAATTTGGAAGTGCATCTGTTTTTATCCAAATTACATCATTTAAAAACCAAATTCCTAAATTTTGCATAATAGTACCAACTCTAAAAATATTGTGATACATTCCGATTACCCAAATTGAACCAGTTGGCTTTATTATTCTTTGACACTCAGAAAGCCAAGACTTTGTAAAATTATCATAATCTTCATAACTTTCAAATTTATCCCATTCATCATCAACTGGAATGACTTCAGTTCCATTCGCTCTTTTTAATCTCTTTCCTTTAGGTAATTGTAAATAATATGGAGGGTCTGCAAAAATTAAATCTATTGAATTATCAGGAATTTTTTTTAATTCTTCTATACAATTTCCATGAATAATTTTATTTATTTCTTTCATATTTAAAAATTGTAGATAATTAAATGTTCTACATCTCTATCATTTCTACCTTTCACATTATATAAATAGCATTTTTCAAAACTATCAATTTTAATATTCTTTTTGTTATTATAAAGGTCATGAATAAAATCTGTTTTTTTAATTATCAAAATAAAATTAGCTTTTGTTTTGTATAAACATTTTGCCAATCTTTCTTGATCTTTTTTATCAAATGATTTTTTTTCATAATCGCTAAAGTCTGTATCATAAGGAGGGTCAAGGAAAATAAAATCTTTTTTAGAAAACTCAAATTCATTAAAAAAATCTTCAAAATCTTTATTTTTTATAATTGTATTTTGGAATATTTTTTTTACTTCATCACTGAAAATGTAATCAACTTTTTTTCTAAAATCTTTAGCATTATATCCTATTCCTCCATAAGGAATATTAAAATGTCCATTTGAATTAAAACGAAACATTGAACCATAACAAAACTCTCTTACAAAATAATAGTTTGCTATTTTCTTCGGTAAACTTATTTTATATTTACTTCCGTTAAAATTCATAACATCACGAAAGTGCATGTAAAATCCACTTCTAAAAGCTGTTTCAATATTTTTATGCAAGTCTCCTGCTGGCAAAGTTCCTCTTTCTTGTTCGATTTTTTTTGTTCTTTGAATTTTTGAAATTAAATTTTTTATAATTTGTTTTAATAGATTTTTTTCGTCTAAGCAGAATTTTTTTAAAAACAAACTATTAAATTTATCTTCTTTATTCAGTAAGATAGTGTTTATATTTTTTTCAAGTTCTTTTTTTGTGATTTTATTTTCCTTAAAATCCCTATACAAATCAATTAGTTCGTTTTCAAAAATTTTAATATATTTAGGTATTTTCTCCCAGTTATTAGCGTATTCATATAATTCTTTTTTAAAATCTTCTCTTTCATTCTCTTCTTTTAACAAAGAATAAAAGTCAGTTAATTCTTCACAAATATCATTAATTATTGTATTTTTAGGTTCTAACTGAAAAAATATTCCTCCACCACCAAAAAAAGGTTCAATATATCTTTCAAAAGAAGGAATTAAATCTTTTATATAGATAAATTCTTTTGTTTTACCACCAGGCCATTTTATGAGTGTTTGCATTGTCATTTTATTACCTTAATTATCTTAACCATATTTATATCTTATTTGTTAGTTTGTTTTATAAACCTTTTGGTTTTTGTGAGTTTTATCAGGAATTATAATTTTACCCTCAACCTCGACATCATATCCTTCATAAATTCCTTTGTCTTTTTTAAGTTTTATTTCTTTAAATTTCTTAGAAGTCTCATAAAACTTATATTGTTCAGGACATAATTCTTTTTTAGCCATACTCAAAGAAACATTACCTTTTTCATAACTTTGTTTGCTTCTATTAGAATAATGTTCAAATTCTACATGAGGTGAATGCATTAAATCCTGTAATTGCCAATATCCTCCAGGAACTTCGGTCCAAATATACATTAATTCTTTATATACTCTATCTTGCCAGGCTTTTGTGTATTTTATTACTACATTTGTCTTCAAATGACTTTCTAATCTTATTTCTACCTCATCTTTGTTTAATCCCGAGTCTTCTAATCTTTGCGAATACTTTAAAATGTATTCAGATAATTGTTTTTCTGTTAAATAAATCATAATATATACCTCTTCCCACCTTTTTTGGGTTTGATGAACTCACTTATAGCGAACATCACACTATCTGCAACATCATCATTCATTCCTTTAGGTTTATGTATTTGAGTGTTGCCCATATTAGTTTCTATTGCTTCTAAACCTTTTAATTGCATTAACATAGTTTTGTCTTGATAGAACTCTATTTTTTGGTTATTAACTGCTATTTGCATATTCTCATAACTTCTGATTTTGTCCGCTTTTGAATTAAACTCCAAGACCCTAAACCCAGCTCTCTTTAATAACGCTATAGGCGTGTCACCAGCAGGACACGACTCAGTAATTATTGTATGTAATCTATATCTTTCTCTTAATCTTTTAAAATAATCAACAAGTTTATCGTTTTCATATTTTTGTACAAACTCTTTAGTTCTTAAAATAATAGATTTCTGTTCTTTTTCGTCAAAATATGCTAAAGTTACTGCCGTTCTTGAAGTTACACTACCAAAATCTACCCCAGCATACACTTTTTCATAACATTCATCAATGCTACTTCTTAAAGCTGTACATTTATCTATTTTTTCTGGGTCAAAGAAACTGTATCTACCTGATGTGAATTTTGCTTCAAACTCTGCTTCAAAGTCTCTTAATTTTCCTTGTTCTATAGATTGTTGTCGTCTAACCCATCCATTAACCCAGTCATCTTCGTAAATGGTCCAATTATACCAAACTCTATGCCAACCAGTCGCAGGATTCTCTTCCTCAGGTCTAAATATATCTCTATAATAACTCGGAGTTCCTTTAGGTGTACTACAAATAATACAATGCCCATCAGTTTTCTTTAAAGTAGGTAAAGCTTCGGAGTTAAAGAAATAATTAGGGTCTTCACAACCTAAGAAATCACCTTCATCAATAATCAAGAAACTAAATGAGTTACCTCTTAGTTTTTTAGTAGGAGGGAAACATTCAATAGTTCCACTTGGAAACATAAGTTTATACGCAGTAGGTTTCTCAGTCATTTTATTAGTGAAATATTGTCTTGATGAGTGTTCAGTTCCTTTAGTAAGTTTTGCAAATACTCCATCTGCGTTCTGAATCACTGTATAAATATCTCTTAATAACTTCTTTGCTTGGTCTTCTGTAGCTGAAACAATACCTATCTTTGTTTTCTTGTCAATACCCACAGGATAAACATTATTATAAGCGGCCCAAAATGCAAAAATAGCAATAACTAAAGATTTACCTATTTGTCTTGAAGTATTACATATAAAAAATTTGTATTTATACATATCATCGAGCATTTTAAACTGATAATCATAAGGATTAATACCACAAACCCACTTCCCCCATAAAAAAGGATGTCTTTTAGCAATAGTAAGTGACATTTTAAGCATAGGAGTACAATACTCTTCAAACCTCTGTTTATCTTCATTAGTAAGTTTAGTGTAGTAAGGATTACTATTAAGAGTATCATAATATTCTTGAAATTCTAAATCTCTCTTTAAATCATCAATAGTAAGTTTCATTCTTCAGTATATACTCCATCTTTAATATCAAATATCATTTTATCATCCTGTGATTGTGTATTCACAGTTATACTCTTAGGCTCTAATGATTTCATTGTTTTAATAGCATCATTAATTGCTTTGAATTTTTTATAATCTGCTTCTGTATCTGTTAATAACTCAATTATCTCTTCATATATAATTTCAGCTAGTTGTTCATCACCCTCATCAATAGCTTTATTATACTTTCTTTCTAAATGAGCTTTCTTGGTCTCAAACTTTAACTGCTCTTTCATAGTCAAAGTGGCTATATTTACTTTACTCATAGTGGCAAGGTCATCAGTATTTCTTAACTCTTGAAGGAAGAAAGCAATTACTTCAGCCTGTATCTCGTCAACACTAAGTCCACGAACTTTACTTAACGCTTCAGCCCATTTTGTAGTTCTTTCATTATGCGCTATTGTCAAATCTCTGTATTGTTGTGAAGCTTTAGTCCTAACAATACTTGTTACATCTTTATGTTTACCCATCTTACTAACTAAATCTCGCCATACTTTGTCTCATAAATCCACAACTTAAACATCTTGCAAATATTAAAGTTACCCCTCGATTTTGTATTCCTGCTTGTACTTCTTTACTCCCACAATTAGGACAACTAAAACTTTTATATGCTTTCATACTATTATAGGGATTTCAACCTTTATAAACCTTTGCTTTTATACTGTTTTTATACCATATAGGTTCGAAATTCGAACCAAATATTTATAAAGAAAATTATCACATAAAGTATAATTATAAGTAAGGACCATAAGTCACTCTGTAAAAAGAAGCTTATGCCCCCTGAGCTGATATAGCTAGAACCTAATCGTTGGTGAAGTTCTGAACAACAAAGACACAAGTAAATCCTTTTGGAGACAAGTAAACCTGACTGGCAACACAAAGGTTGAGGATATCAAGAGTATGGATTGTGGGTAAGTGTCTTAATATAACTTAAACGTTCTATAGAGTTAAAGGAAAGTTATGATAAAAGTGTGATATAATATTCACTACAACTGTATTCACAAAACATTAATATATTTGCCTAGAGTGAATTAATATCACAACAGTCCTTTGACTTTTTCTTGAAGTTGTTTTACAACGATACTTGTGTTACACTAAGGTTGTAACTATGATATAAACAATGTATCCAACAAAGTACCTAACAATGTATCTAACAATGTATCTAATGACCTATATATATATACACCTATGTAACCTTATGCTTATTCTTGAAATATATGTTGGTATATACATTTGTATAAAACATATGTAACTATATACTACTATATACATTTGTTATACATATATAACACACTACAACACAATATAAAAACAATAGCACAACATATGTAACAATAAAAAGAGTTATTGGAAGGGGTTATAATGACATTATTTATAGTATTTACATTATATACAATATTTGTGTTATATGATGTTATTTTATGTTATTTACATAATTTTACATCATCATATCCTATGTTATAGTATATGTAATACATCACAATAACATAAGATTACACATTGTATCCTACATATAGTACTATATACATTTATATACATTATATACATTTATATATCCGCCCATACTAATACACCTATTATCTATTCACTACTACATAATAACAACAAAAAGACTAATTCTATTTACTACTCCTCGTAAGAACAAATATTTATATAATACTCTATATTAGTATTACTATCATGAAACAAACAAAAGAAATAAAAACACTGATAAACAAAATAAGTAGATTAAAAAGAATAGAATATAAATCTTTAATTTTAAGATTTGTAAAATACTTAGAAAAATTTACAGGAGATAAATTACAAAAAGTAGCGAGAAATAAATTAAACTATAATGTTTGTAATGTGTATTTAAAAATAAAATAAACTCTTTAGGAGTTACAAAAGGTTATAATAAACCTTAAATTATTATACTTTAAGGGAGTTGAAGTAAGGAACACACCCCCACTAAACAAAAATGGAATATATATTAAATACGGAATATGACAGTAAAAAAAGCTTTTATAATAAAGCTTTAATAAAAGAAAATGGAGAAACTATAGAATTATATAGTTATGGCTTATTAGTAAGTTATATTATTAAAGATTTAAATAAGGTTATTGTTTTAGGTACCCATTCACAGACTACTTTAAGACACATTAAAGAGTTTTTGTTACAAAATGGCTTCAAGGCAGAAACAAAAAAACAAATAGAACAAGATTATTTAAATGAGGAATTAAAAAAATGAACGATAAACAAATAAATGAATTAAAGGCTCTTATTGAGTCAGAAGAGAAATATTATAATTTTAACGATTTTGTATTTAATTATATAGATATTGAAGAATTAAAGGAAATTGATAATATTGAGGATTTAGAGGAATATTTAAGAGATTTAAACGATGAAAGACAAATAACAGATACAGAAGTTATTTATTATTCAAACGCTATTGAGTATTTAAAAGAGAATGATAATAGTTTAAATAATTCTTTAGAATTAGCTCGAGGATTAGGTTATACAATAGAGAATATAAATAGTGAAAAACTAGCAAGTTTACTAAAAAGTGATATTAATTTAAATGATTATGGTGATTTTATTAATACCATTATTGGTGAATTAAAAGACATTTTTGAAGAGGTAGAAAATGAAAATTAATGTGGATTTATCCGATAAAAATAACTTAAATTTTTATTTGTCTTTTTTAAAAAGTGAAGGATTAATAAAACATTTATTAAGTAATATATTAAAAGAACAATTTAAATAAAAAATGACTAAAATAAATTATAAAGAACCTGAAATTTTTGAGATAGAGAAAATAAGAGGGGAAATAAATAAAAATATTCAATTTATGGAAGAAAGAGAATTAAATGAAAAAATAACCTCAATAAATGTAATATTAAACGACTTAAAGGCTCAAAAAGAGAGCAGAAGACATAAAAAAAACTATACGATGAAAAATTTAATAATTGATGAGAGGTTTAAAAGATGATAGTTGAAAACTTAGAAGAATTAAAAAAGGTTAGAAAAGATATAAAACCTTTAGGTTATAATATAAAAAGTTATACTAATAGTTTAGGGAGATTTGCAGAAGTATTTTATAAAGATGAGAAATTATTTATTTTAGCTAATAAAGAACACTTCATAAAACATAAAATAATTTATGATTATTTCAATAAATATAAGAATAATAAAAATAATATTGTAATTAAAGAGGTTTTATAAATATGAATTTGATTAATATACTAAAACAAGGAAAAGTATTTGCTATTGTAGGGAGTAAACACTCAGGTAAAACTACTACATTGTTTAACTTTATTAATAGTGTTGAGAATACGAAAACGAATAAATATGTATTTTGTTATCATCAAGAGACAAAACTTTTATTAAAAAATAAAGGTTTAAGTTTTTTTGATACTTTGGAAGAGTTAGAGCAAATAAACAACTCTTTTATATTTATTGACGAGTTCCATTTATTGTTTAATATTGAGGATAGACACAATAATGATATAATAAAAAAAATATTTAACCAATTAGAACATAATAATAATATAGTAATACTTGCAGGAACCACAGAATATTATAATAAACTCATATGCTCCTTAATTCCTGACAATAATTATATATTGTGTAAAATATTATTTAAAGATTTTATACAAGGTTCGCAATTAAAAAAATATGTGCTAAGTTTAGGAACTAATTTAAAAGGAGGTACAATGTTAAATCTTAAAATTGGTGAAGCTTTTTATAAAGGTGAAGTATTAAAAATACAATATAATAAAAGTTTAGATAAAAAACACAATAGAATAAATTTATTTGAGGTGAAAAAATGTATAAAATAAATAATAAATCTTTTGATAATTATAATGATGCTTTGATTTACTCAATAAAAATAAAAGAAGAATATTATAAAGATTTAAAAACTCTAGTTAATGATTTTTATCCTAATAAAAACCAAAAACAAAAAGAAAAACTCTTAAATTTATTATTTATTAATAAAGAGTTTAAAATAATTCATAATTAACCCTCATTTAATTAACATTTAATCCTTATTTCTTGTAGTTTTTACTTATATTTACTCATATTATATTTTTTATTTAATTCTACTTTTAACTTTGTGTTTGAAATTGTGTTAAATTTTGTGTGTGTTTTTGTGTGTGAAAAAAAATGTAGAGATTTTGTAGAAATTATGTAATAAATTTTGTAGAAATTAAGTTTATAATTTTATGTTTAATTTTGTGTTTGAAATTGTGTTAAACTTTGTGTAATTTACTACTATATAATAACGAAAACAATTCATTAATAAAATATATAACTATTTTTACTACTAAAAAGTTATAAATTATATTTTTTAGGAATTTTATTTTGAAATCTATACTAAAGGCGAATTTATATTTTTTTGACCCCCCAGTATAGTTTTTTTAATCATCTTCAAGGTATTCACCATTTCTTTTCTTTATAATTATTTCGGGAATTGCTATGTCTTCTTCCATAATATAATAAATCTGAATGTATTTATAAATCTTTCGTTTTTATATCTACACCTAATTCATTTAAGAGATTTAACCTATAATTATCTCTTACTCTAGCTTTATTTGAATATATACTTGCCCAAATTTTATGGTCTTGGATATAGTAATTCTGTTTTCTCAACCATTCTTTAGTATTTTCAAAGATTTTATTATTATCTAAACCTTTATCTTTCCAATAACTCATTAAACAAAACATAATTCTACTTCTACCATCGGTAAATTTATGGGATAACATATATCTTATACTTTTAGGAGTTTCAGTTTCAGGAGAAAGTATAATTTCATCGCCTAAGATTGATTGTGACAAGACTTTTTTATGTGTCGAGTAACTTAATTCATTTGTATAAAAAAGAGGACTTAAATAAGCTAATTTGGAGATATTAGTATATAATAAAGTCTTTATTGTTTTCTTTACAGGATGTACTGAATCTTCCGCTCTAATCCACCCTCTCATAACTGGACCAGAATCTATAGGAATTTTTAAATCTTGTTCTATTAATTCTAAAAGTTTACGTTTATGGAACTTATTTTTATATTTACTAAAGAAATGTAAGTGCAAACCTGTCTCACTTGAAGTATAAATAACAAATAAAAAATTATGTTTTATAAACCAAGTTAAGATTTGTGTTTTTTGGTCATGACTTACATTATCAAAATCTACCACAATCTCATATTTACATAATTTTCTGTTACTAAAAACACTACAATCCTCTTTCAGTTTCCAATCTTTGCCCGAGTAATCACTACTATTAAGATACAAAGGTTTTAGATTATTTAATATCTCTTTCATTGAAATATATTTTTATTCAAACTCTCCAACTAATTATTATCCAATCTTCATAAGAAGTTACATCAGAGATAATCTTTTGAAAAGACTCATTAGTTTTCGTATTTATAATTTCAATAACTAAATTATTTAAATTTCCTAATTCAAAATCGAGTAACTTTTGAAATCTCTCGTCTTCTATATCTTGTTTTCTTAAAGTATTAGATTTGAGTCCTAAAAACTCTTTTCTATAATTTTCTTGTGTTGATCTAAATTTAACTCTTTGATACATTTTTTTTAATTAGTGTAGATTTTAGATACCTACAAAACTATTATTTTAATTTTTCTCTTAATTCGTTACAAATTGCCCTAATGTTACTAATACCTAGTTCATTTGCTTTATGGGAAGGATTATCATCACACAACATCCTTTCTAATAAATCCAATCCACTAAGGATTGCGCATTTCTGTAATTCAGTAATTTCCAAATTATATTTTTTATTTTCCATATTTCTTTATTATTGTATAATTAAACGGATTTTCCAAATCCTTTTTCTTTATTATTATATTCTTTATATTCTTTATATTCTTTATTCATTTTCATCAAACCCAAATATTAAATCATAGACTTCAATACTAAAAAACCCTTGTTCAATATATTCTTTTCTATATTTTAAAACTGCTTTCTTAACATCCTCATAATAAAATGCTTTAACACTAACACCATAAGAATTCTTAGCATCAAATACTAATTTTGATTCTTGTAAACTCATTTTAATATTTTTCTCCATAACCACATTTACACCTGTAACCTATTGCAACAGATTCATAACAACAACTCTCACCATAAGGTCTTGGCTCAGATACTGTAATATAATTATCATCATTATATTTCATAGCACATTCAGGACACCTATAGTCTTGTTTTTTTAAGTATTCTAATACATCATAAATTAAACTACTAATTTCTTCTTTTGAACGAGAATATTGTCCTGAATTAATATCTCCATTATTCCAATTACTTTCTTCAGAATATATTTTATCTATTAAATACATTTCATCTTCTAAAAATAAGATAAAATCTTCAAAATCGTCTTGATATGATAAATAAAACTCTTTTATTTCTTCTAGGTTTTCAGTATTTTTTGTTTCTTTCATTTTTTAATATAAGTAATATAGATAATATGTTTGTATTTATAAACCTTTTTATTTTTTAAGTTTCAACTCACCAATAATATTATTTAATAACTTAGGTTTGAATTTATGAAATTCTACATTTACATTATAAAATCTATTAGGTTCATCAGTATTAAATTCTTTATATTTATGTATGTGTCCATGTATAACATAATCTGTTGAAAATGTACTATCTATCGGATTATGTACTAATTCTACACTTTTACCTTGAAATAAAATTATCATAGATTGTATATTTGATATATTTAAAGGGTCATGATTACCTTTAATATATATAATATTACCATTTAATCTTGGTTGTATATTATTATCATAATCAGTTTTTTTATTCAAAGCAACATCACCTAAATGATAAACTGTGTCATTAGGATTCACTACTGAATTCCATTGTTTGATAATAAACTCATTCATTTCTTCTACAGTCTTAAACTTTCTCCATTGTTCTTTTATCATTGTGGAGTGATTAAAATGTGTGTCTGATGTCACAAATATCCCTGATCTTTTACTTCTTTGCATTTTTCTTTCTCTTTCTTTTAACTCTTGTAGCTAAAGGGTGTATGAATTGAGTTATATGATTATCGTAATAAAAATTAAGTCCCTTGAGCATATTTTGATAATCTTTATTATTGTTTAATTTTTTTTTAGTGTATCTATTATACCACTTCCACACTCTACCTTCAATAACATTACATCTCCTACATAACACAGCTCTGACTCTCCGTTCACCAAAATGTTCATGGTCAATATGTATGTTTTTAGGGTTAGATTTAACATCAGATTCTAAATCACAACCACATATTGCACAAGTATAACCTTGTTCTATTAATAATTTCTCTCTAACCCATTTAAGGTCCTTATTTTTTAATTGAATGAGTTTCATTTCTTAAACATATTTCTAAACACTTGTTCAAAAACATTAATACTCCAACCATTACCTGCTAATTTATATTTTTGAGTATCACTAAGGTTTTCAAGATTAATCTCATTATTTAAGAATCCTTGTAACCTAAATACTTCAATTGGAGTTAAAAATCTATAATAATCTTCAAAATCTATTATTCCCGCGTTTGGAAATCTATCTTGTTTTAAAGATATACAACTTACAATATCTTCAGTAGTAATATTTTTACATTTTTCTCTCATAATATCTCTAGAAGGAGTTTTTTTTACCTTTTTATAGTTAATTTCGTCATCTTTTAAATCCCTCCAAGATAATTTTAGTTCTTGTTTTTCGGGGAACTCGAAAGTATATTCTAAGTCCTTTCTATACATTACAAATATTACTCTTTCTCTATTTTGTGGAACACCATAATCTTTAGTATTCAACACTTGATATTTAATATTATAACCAATTCTATCAAACTCACTCAAAACTTTATCAAAAGTATCTTTAAATTTCTTGAAAGTAAATCCTTTAACGTTCTCTAATACAATCCACTTAGGTTGTTTAACTTCTGCAATTCTTACAATATCATAAACTAATGTTCCTCTTGTATCTAATTCGCCTAATCTTTTACCTGCATTACTAAATGCTTGGCAAGGAAAACCACCTGTAAGTAAATCAAAGTCTGGAATGTCGTTAGGATTAATCTTAGTACAATCTCCATAATTCTTAACTTTACTATGATTTTGTTCGTAACATTGAATTGCGTATTTATCAATCTCACTATAACCTACAACTTCATAATTCACTCCCGCTTTTTGAAGAGCAAATTCTGCTCCTCCATATCCACTAAACATACTAAATAATCTTATTTTTTCATCCATTCTTTAGACCCTCTAACATTAATTCTACTTCCTGTCGCATGAAAGGAACATTAATCTTTTTATAATCAATTTTAGACATATTATACACTTGTTCATCTTTACTTCCCGTTAAATGTATTAAAAAGTTATCTCCAAACTCTTTGTATGTGTCTTTATACTTCACATCATTCTGTAATATATATTGATATACAGAGGTTTGTAAGCTATATAACCAAAAAGGTAAATCTGGAGTGTTATTTAATGGTTTTTTTAAGTAGTTTGTCCATCTATCTCCATTAATATCACTTAAATCTTTACCTACATTAGTCTTCCAATCTGCAATATAATATTTGTCGCCTTTCTTTAGTACTAAATCTATTGTGCCTGCAACACCTAACTCTTCCGAATACACTTTAAGTTCTGTAGCAATTACTTCATAACCTTCTTTTAAAAATCTCTTGATTTGATTAACCTCAGGACACTTAACTAAGACTTCTTTGTTATTAATAATATCTTCTGCTAATTGATGAATAAAAGTCCCATATTCAGCTTTATTTTTCCATAATTGAGATATCATTTCTTTAGTGAAGAACCTATATTTACCATTAGAACCTAAATATATTTCAGGATGATAACTTTTTTCGAATATTTTATCAATAATTTCTTCTTTATTAAAATCACTACTATATTTATGAACTAAAGTAGTAACTCCTATAAGTCTTTTACCTTTAACTTCATAAGTGTGGTTTTCGTCGTTATATTCTAAACTCATTCTAATAACTCCTTATTTTATATTTTTGGTAATTATTCCATTCATAATCAGAACAGTCAAAACCCATAATGAGTCCACTATAAGTTAGTTGTTCTCTGGCGTATTTATAACTAATCGTGTGACTTACATCAGATTTATCATTAGAAATATAAAATTTATTTCTAACTACTCTATCTTGTTCGTCTTTTGTAATTATTTCTTGAAGTTTCATTTTAATATTTAAGTTTTGCATCTAACATTGGTCCTAAAATCTGATGTGTTTTAATTTTCTCTAATAATAAAGTCCTCATCAAGAGACTTTCTTCTGCTAATTTAAAAAAATCCTCCCTTAATTCTCCGTTCTTGTATGCTTCTAAGTCTTTATCCATTAATTTACCTGATATTTGACCTATTGTTTGTCCAAATGTATTTGTATCTATAATCATTTTAATTTCCTCTCTATCATTTTCTTTGTTATCCCAGAGATTTCTTCAAAAACCTCATAGTTAAAATTAGGTAGTTTCAATAATAATTTTACATCTTCTTTTGTCGTTTCGTTGAATGATTTTATGAAACTTTCGTTATAATCTTCTTTTAAATCAAAGTATATAAAATTAGGTTTAGAATATTTATTCCAAATATCCATATCAATATATTTATTAAATATTCTAATACTTGAATTTGCTTGAGTATTAAACATTCCTGTTTCATAATCGCAAGTATTCCAATTTCCAGTATTACTATCTCCAGTATTCCTATCTCCAGTATTCCTATACCCAGTATTACTATCTCCAGTATTCCTATCTCCAGTATTCCTATCTCCAGTATTATTATCTCTAGTATTCCAATTTCCAGTATTCCTATCTCCAGTATTCCTAT